TGCAACAATGTTGGCCTTATCGGTTGTAACGGTAAAGCCACCGCCACCTCCGAACTGTCCGCCGTAGGTCTCAATCGTATGCGCGGCGTTGTCGCCAGGAACCGGGACGATAGACGCGGCAATCGTCCCAAGGATGCCGAACGTGTACGTGCCGTCGATCAGCGGAAGCATCCGTGCGGAACCGTAATTGGTGGTCTTGTCTAAGCTCACGTTGATGCCGGACGAGGATCCACCGCTCGAGTTGGTTTCGTAAAAACCCTCCACCGCAAACACGCGAGCCACGTTTGACGCAGGAATTGTTACTTGCGCCATGGTGTTTCCCGACGCAGGGGACGGGCTGTTTGCAAATGTGTAGGAGCCGCTTGTGACTCGACTGTAGTAGGTCGGCGGGCCGGGGATGAGCGCCGCGCCACCGCCGCCTACGCCCTGCACGCTGATGATCGTCCCCGCGGCAAATGCGCCGGAAGGCACACTCACCGTCATCGAAGTAACCGCAGCGGTATTGTTCCAAGAACCCGCGCCGTGGCTTTCATACCAATTGGTGACGGAGCTGTTATTCCAAAAGCTGTAGTCGAAAAGCACCGCTTGATTGTACGTCGCGTCCGCGTAGTTAGGGATGCGAACCCGCGACACGCCGGGATAGTTTGCCACGTTTCCCGCAGTAGGCAGTTCGCCGACGCGGATGAAAGCCTGCGCTGTTGCTTGCTCTGAACTTGGCGTTGTGCTTGTTGAAAAGGAACGCTGCCGGCCATAATTGTTGCCGGTATCCCCGTTGAACTGAAGCCTGAGATCAACGCCGCCGGTCCCCGCCGCGGTATTTCGACCGACGACTAGGAGATCCATATCTCGAAAATTCTGCGGTACAGGAATCGTGACCGAAGTCTCGCCGCCAACGCAGACATACTCGTAGATGACAGGCGCTCCGATGAACAACGGCGCAGCGTAAGGCTCCCATGCCGTTCGCGCCGAGCTGTATTTGAACGTCATCCCGTTCAGGGAATACGTCTGCCCGTCAGTCGGGCTAGAGGGGAAGTCGAACGCAGCCATTATGCATATTCCTGAATGATGATGATGCCGTTCGAACCATCGCCGCCAGCTGCGGAGCCGCCGCCGTTCTCACTGGCCGCTCCTCCACCTCCGCCGCCATAACCCGTCGCTGCTGCTGGCGTGGCTGTGCTCGTGACGCCGTATGACGGTGCGCCCTTGGAAAATTGGCTAGCGCCTCCAGGGGAGGTGACCACATTGAAGTGAGACAGTGCAAAGGCATTGCCGGGCGCCCCTCCGTCGATTGCGATGTCACCACCAGTTGTGGCGTTGAGGCTGCTGACTCCGCTGCGCAGGAACGGCATCGAGAACGGCCCACCGCCGGCCGTTTGGTTCTTGCCTCCTTTGGCAGTGTACGTCGTTGCCGTTGTAGTGGTGAAGGTAGTATCGGCGCCGTCAGTGCCAGCAGTGTTGCCCGCCGTACCGCCTGTCCCCTTTGCGCCTACGGAATAGGTCGCTCCAGAGAATCCAGAGGACAGCCTGACCTGAACAAAGCCACCAGCTTGGCCGCCTGGCGCAAGAGAGGCTGTTCCGCCGCTAGATGCTGCTACGCCGCCCCCGCCAGCACCGCCGCCAACAAGCTGCACGACAACGGAGTTTGTTCCTGCGGTTGGCGTATAGGTGCCCGCACCAGTCGCCGTGATAATTCGCATCCCGATGAGGCGGGCTTGCGTGGTGACTCCAAAGCCGCCGATCTGCACCCATTGCGAGGACGAGCCGTCGTTGTAATAAATGTAGAGTCCGCCGTTCTCCGGGTTGTACCAGAGGTTTCCCGTCGACGGACTGCCAGGTGCTGTGGTGCTGATCGTGACAGATGCACCGCCACCCGCACCTGAGATCTGGGAGAAACTAAGGGAGGTTGAACCAAGTGTGATCGGCGCGTTGGTGACGCAATTCCACGCCGTATCAGCATTCGCTGTGCCCTCAGATACAAGGACCGCAGCATTGACCATCAGCGCTCCGGTATTCGCATCCGTCGCGCGAGTCGGCGCTCCAGATGCGTTGACAGTATATATGCCGTTCTCGCTCGCTGTGGTTTGATTCTTAAGCAGAATGCGATCGCCAGTTGCCAGTGTCACGCCGTCAACCGTGTCGCCGTTCTCGTAAGCGCTAGCAAGTGTGCCGTTAGCCGTGGTGGCAACCCGCACAGCCTGCTTCCACGAATTCGACAAAATTGAGGCAAGAGAGCTAAGCGCAACGCGCCTGCTGGTCCACTTAGCAATGACGACCGTCTCACCGGCAGCATCATCGACAATCACATCGCCGTCAGTGCCGCCAATCGTCATCTTGGATGCAGTGAGCGCAGTAATGACGCCGACTACAATGTTGTTCACCGTGTTGCCGGTGAACCCTGCGACGTTAACACGGTCGTTTACAGCGAAGCCGGCGGAGATAAACCCGCTGCCGGAGTCGTTGTAGCTGTTGTCGGATGCCTGGGCGCTAAGGGTGCCAGCGCTGATCCGCACGCTGGTCGATAGCTGCGAGACCTCGATCAGTTCGGTGCCAGCGAGAGCTGACGCTAGAGTAAGATCCGTGATCGCTTTCGCTACCATCTAGTCCTCCGTAATCCGAAGCAGACCGTCTTCAGTAAGCATTGTCTCACCCGCCTCGGAAATGCGACCCGAACCCGCAATTGAATAGTACACTTCGTGGCTCGGAGCAAGTAACGAGTAAACTCCGTCGCGTTTGGAGTGAACCTCAATCTTGGCCAAGCCGGAAGAGCTAGGCGTCCAGGAATCCGAAGTGCCGGAGATTGGCTCGTTAGTGTGAACCAATACTCCGTCGATGTATCCTTGAAGCCTGTACGTTGTGCCTGCCTCTGGGCCAACGTCAGCGTGAGTGTGGTCATACAGCGCAGTCGTATCGAGCAACCGATCGCGGTGTGCCCAAGTGACGCTGATCGCGACTGCTGAGATTGGTGCTGTTGGATAGTAAGCACCCTGAATCTTGAATTGCCCCGGCGGATACGGACGCCAGGCGCGTTGCTGCATGACCACGGGCATCGCGATCGCTAGCGAGATATCCAACGTAGCGGACGGAGCGTTGGGAAGCAGCTTGACGTTGACCGTCGTTCCTGAGTTGTATTCGGTGAGGTCAAAGCCGTGCAGCTGATCCCAAAAAATCACAAGATCGCCTGCGCTGTGCGTCTGTGGCACCGTATCCAAAACCGCACGTCCGACAGTCATCGCTCCGGTTGAGACGTCGAGCGTGTCGACGCGCATCAGCTCAGCACCGATCTGGAAGTGCGTACCCGGCACAACCTGATCAAGCAGCTTGCCGTTAGTGATGCTGAAGATGGTTGTAGTCTTGCTGATCGCACTTACCAGCGTGCCTGACGGGCTAAAATCGAGCGTTGCTTCCTTAATGTAGCCAGATCCGGCGTTATCCCACATCTCGGCACTGATGGCGGAACCAGGCGTGACTGCGGCTGCCATGACGTAGCCAAGCAGCGGGTTAGCCGTCAGCTGTCCGTCAACAGTGAACTGATTTGACTGCTGAACAACGTCAAAATATGGCGCCTCGAACGCCAGCTGCTGGCCGGTTGGAATCGCGCTCGGCGGAGTGACAGGGTCAGTCCAATCACCCGTCCCACCATCGCCTCCGGGTGCAGTAACAATCGAAGTGATCGGGGTCTGAAAGACGTCTTCGGAGCAAGCGATGCGGACTTGATTGTTCTTTCCGTCGCCAAACGCAATCCCGGTCACCCGCATGACCTTGTTCGTGATCTGCCAGCGGCTCCAGCTGAACTTGAAGCAATCTCCAACGCTCAAACCTCGAGCGGTCTCGTCTGCGTAGATCGTGCAAGACAAGAACGGAACCGACATTGCCCTGAGGTCGCGTTGCGCCACCTTTGAGCCGTTGATGCCGTTGGTAAATCCGGGATACTGAAGCGACGTTCCGATCGGCTGCCCTTGCATCTGAACAAGAGCGGGATCGCTGACGCTAACGCTGTCGTCCTTGCCTGTAGCGGCATTCCAGAAGTTGACAGTCACCTCGTTGCAGAGGTCACCGAAGCCTGGACGGTTCGGGTTCTGGACTTTGATAATGTTCGATTCGTCGAGACTCAGCAGCGACCCGACCGTGTAGTCGTTTCTGATGAGCTTAAGGACGAACTTGCCGGACGTTCGGGACACGTACAGCGCCGCGTCGATATGCTTAATGACCTCAGAGACGAAGTCTTCGATCGTCGTTTGCTTGTCCCACAGCAGGCTCATTCCAAGCTGCTCGGCGAACAGCGTATCGGCTGATGCCATGAACGAAGTATCGTCAATATCGCTATCGGTGTAGCCCATGCCCCAATCGGGGTCGGTCAGGCACTCTCGGATCATGTGAGCCGGATTCATATCCGTGCCGGCCTGATACTTCACAATCTGAAGCGACAGACCGCCACGATTGTCATCGACCGTGGCATCGCCAGGAAACACTTCGAACGTGCCAGGCCCGTTGACAACGGCTTCGAGACCCGCTGCCGCTGCTTCCGCGGCGGCAGCGTTCAAGTAATACCACGGAACATCACCGCCGCTGCCGCCGCTTCCCCAATAGGCTGTCAGCGCGCCAGTGACCGTGTTGCCGACAAAGAAAGTGTTGGTCCAGGTGCGAGGATACAGACCGAGGTTATAGCTATCCGACGGGGTCAATGACCACGCTTGGTAGGTGAGTCCTGCCGGCTTGGTGATTACCGCATATTCGCCCGGCCCGAGCGTGAAGGTGTAACCGGCCGCGTCGCCAACTGTAGTGCCAGAGTTGTTGGCTGGGATTGCAGTGTCAGCGACCACTAACGAGGAAGTGACAATTCCGCCAGTGGTCGGGACCGCGGACTTCGAGTCATACCACTGCGTAATTCCGTCCTGTCGAAGGTGGATCCGCTGACCCCGATAGCCCATATTCTTCATGTAAGGGCTGGTGCCAATGTAGCCGCCGCCTAAACCTGAAGGACCGCCCGCGTACATCACAACGCCGACGACACCGCGATAAGCAGGAGCTTCTGGGCTCATCTTGAGCTGGAGATAAGAGTTGGGCGTCTGCGTCGGCAAGCCCATCTCAACGTCAAGCTGGACTTGGAGTCCGCCTTCACGGTCGAATCCGCCAAGCAGGTCGGGCACAGCTACAATGAACGTTCCGCCGGTGCTAACGCCCTCCCAGGCTGTCTTCTCAGAATATGTGATGCGGGACAGGTAGTCAATTGGACCGTGGCAGAGGATCTGGTGCGTGCCGATATAATAGGCGTATCCGAACGTCTGGCCCTTCTTCTTCAACGCTCGCGTTGAGAAGTCACCGTACCAGACGACGTTCGGCGAGTTCATGTCGCGTGTGCCGAACAGGACTGGAATCTCGCGGCCAACTTCGGCGGTCGGAGCGGTAAACTCGCCAAACCCGGCAGGCTTAGCAGTGGAACTCATTGGCTTCGGAGTGATCGCATAGCTGACGACCAGCATTCCGACAAAGAGGGCTGCGATGACCCAGAACATTAGGCGATCGAACCTCCGGCCATTGGATTGTTATTCGGGATCCAATCGAACCCGCCATAGTTATCCCGATTATTGAACTTTGCGAAGCATGTCGCTCGCGTGTGGTCACAACCAGGATAGATCTTGATCGCCGTGGCAGCGCCAGTTGAGGCAAACGCAGTCGACAGCGTGTAAGGCACCCGTTGAAGCGTAAGAGACGTTCCAACATGCCCGATAATGAATGCCAGGACGTTGTCGGGGCCTCGCAACATGCCGCCCGTGTAATAGCCGTCGGGCTGCAGGCCGGCAGCGGGCACCGTACAGGCCGCGCCACTAAGGGCCGCCAGGGTAGTCGCTACCGCAAAAGTCTCGGGGTCTAGCCGGCACCCGCGGCCGTACAGCGCATGGCGGCAGCTTCGCTGAAAGCGAGCACGCAAGCCCGCCCGACGCAAGGATGTAAAGATGGACTCGAAGTTAAGCGTGACGAACGCATCACCAGGCTCGACGGACGCCAAGCGACCCTTCCACGCCACTTCCGTCGTTGCGTCCCGCTGCGTGAAAATCGTCAGGGTGAGAATCTGCTCAAAGAACGACGTTAACAGACTCACTGCCAGCGGATGATCGTGAGACAGTTTGACCTCAAGGTTGGCCCTGGAGAGATCTTTCTTCTGCTCAATCTGACCGCGACCGATCGGCGTTGCAAGGTATCGCTCAACCCCGCTGCCCGAATCATAGTATTGATCGATATCGACCGGAGTGATGGTCCAAATCTGGGTCCCCATCACCAGTCGATAAAGATCAACGGGTATCGTCAAGAGCGAATCTCCAGCAACTTGATCTCAGCTGCGCTGACGCCACCGCCGATCCAATTGATGTCGACTGAATCTGCGTTGAGGCGCTTAACCCCGAGCCAGCATACGCGAAGAATCGCACTCGCCGCAATACCAAGGCTCCGATCTAAATTGAGCCGAGTCTTGGTGGCATCTACTGCGGTTGTGCTAGTAATCTGAGCTGGATACCAGCCAGCTGCCGTTTCTACTGCAATGGTGCTGCGCTTGGAGCCATAACGACGAATCTCGTCAGCAGCAACGTCCAGAGTGTTCGTCACCGTGCCCGTGCTGAGGCTTCGCAGATCGTTCTCAAACGAAGGCTGATAGAACTCGCGCAACTTGCCAGCACGTTGATAGAGCCACTGCCGTAGGTTCCAAGCATCGACTCGCGTCTCGCAGATGACGTTGTGCGAGCGAAGCAGCCTGTTAAACAGCCAGGGCGCGTAGTGCGACACCAGGCCGATGTCCTCGTCATGAACGGTGATCTGCGCCTGGAAGGCGTCCTCCAGAGTGTCGCCGTTCAACAAGCTCTCATCGTAGAAGATGTCTGCCGTGCCCAACGTCGAGGTGAACGACGGAGCTGCGGCCGGGAAATAAGGACTCGGGTCCGTCACCTGGAAGATGATGCGGTGTTTAGCATTGTGGCCGTTGAGCGGCTTACTCGAGCCCTTGGGAATGAAGGCGTTGACCACAGGTATCAGCCAGGCCGCGCTGAACACCCGCGTCCGCGTGGTCAGGGTGATGGTATTGGCGCCGGTGTTGACCCGATCGAACCCGATCAGCTGCCAATTGCTGTATGACTCCCACAGCAGAAGCATCTTGCCTCTGCCAAAGTCGTAATGGTCGGTGTCGATCGTCAGGATGTCGCTGTTCACCGCAACCGCGCCGACGTATTGGGCCTGTGTCCACATCGGGAGCAGCCAATCGTCGCCCTGTGCTGCAAACACCGCATTGAAGGCTGACTGCATCGTGTCGGCCTGGGCAGGGTACGACAGCTCAAACGTCTGTCGCGGGTTCGTGCGAAGCTGGTTGCGCACCTCGGATCCGTCTTGCGCAAGCTGGACCTCTGTCAACCAGGACAGGGTTTCCTTGATCGGCGCCTCTGGCTGGAGCGCAATCATTGCCGGCACGTAGTCAGCCGTAAGCTGGATGTAAGTGCCCTCGCTGGCGCCGCCAGCTTCGTCTAGGCACATGATCGCAATCGTATGAGCACCAGCCGTTGCTCGGCTCTTGGGGATAACGACGCGGAACTTGCGGAAGTCGGTCACATCCTCATTCAGGCGGTTCACGCGCCCGATATAGGTGTTGTCAAGGTACACGTAGGCTGAGTTCTCGACCCATCCCTTGATCAGAACGTCAGCGTCGCCGTTGGTCGTGATGGTACGCTTCATCCAAAAGCCGCTGTTCGTGGTCCACGCAGCGGTCTGAGGTGGGATGTTGTCCAGCGGCAGAAGCGGAGCGATCGACAGAGTGTTGGCGAACGGCGCTGGGGCGGCCGTGTTCCACCCTGCCGACGGAACGGTAACGGTCGTCGGGTCAGGGGGAACCGTGTTAGCGGCCAGCTGCCACTGCCATGTGTCGTTGACGTTGATCAGCGACATCAGTTGCTACCTCCAACAATCGACTTCACTTGGTCGCCGTTGCGACGCATCACATTGATCAGAACTTCTTCACCCTCAGCCGTGGACAAGAACTCGCCCACCATTGAAGGATCCAGCACGTTGATGATCCGCTGATTGACCTGCGCCCCAGCGCCGCCCGCAGAGCCGCTTTCCCCGTTCGCGGCAGTAGTGCCGTGGCGCACTTGAGTCGGGGTCTGTACGCTGACCCGCTCGCCCGGGGAGGCCCGAAGCCCAACAAGTACGGAGTCGGTGCCGCCAGTGCCAGGAACCACGAACGAGCCGCCAGTAGCAAAGTTCGTGTTAGAGCTGAGGATGCTGGCCACATTGGCTGCGGCCACCACGCCGACCGCAGCCGCCATGGCGAAGTTCACGGGCGGAGGATAGCTCGCCAGCGCCTTCTGGACGGCCAAGTAACCGTCGATCGTTGCTTGGGTCGCCGCAGCGGCCTTGCCAATTGCAGCCAGCTCCTTGTTCTTGCTGTGCGACAGACTGGCCAGCGTGCCGAAGAACGTCTGGTAGTTAGCCAGGCGCAGCTGATTCATTTGCACGTCGATCCGCGCCTTAGCTTGGGACGCCGTCTGCTCGCTGATCACGTCGGCCTGGCGGTACTCGTCAATCTGACGGTACATATCTTGATAGGCCTGCATCTGAGCGTCGATCGCTTGCTGCGTTCCGTCGAACAGACCTCCGGTCGCGCTGTTCGCTTGGTTGAACGCGTCGTCCTTGGTGATCTTTCCGTCCTTTAGGAGCTCACCCGTTGCCTGCGCGGTCAGACCTTCGGTTCGGCGCTTCTCAACCGTCTGCCCAAGGATCTGATCCTTGATGCCTTGCAGCTCGTTCGTCTTCTGCAGGACTTCAAGCTGAGCGCGCAGAGCAGCGGTCTCAGCTTGCGTCAGGTAGACGCCCTTCTGCTGAAGGTCCAGGATGTGCTGGCGAAGCTGCGTATCGATCTCGCGCTGCCGGGAGCTCTCACCCGCGATCTTGATCTGGGCGTTAAGCTCGTCGGTGAGGTGCTTCAGCGGGTCGACCGACTCCTCGTAGGCCTTCTTCAGACGCGCGAGGTAGGTGGCTTCCTGGTCCGCGGTCACCAAGCCCGCCTTACGGGCATCCGACAGGCGACGCTCAACCTCAGTCAGCTCGGTCATGGCAGCGCGGGTCGGGTCCGCCTTGTCAAGGATCGGTCCGAGGATGTCCTTGTCGGCTTGCTCCTTCAGCGCTGCCATGTACTTCTTCTGATCGTCCAGACTGATGACGCCAAGCTTGGTGGCCTTAGTCAGAATGTCCTGGTCCTTGGCCATCTGCAGCAGGCTCGCGCGGACAGGGTCAACCGTTCCAAGCAAGCTGATCATCTCGTTGCGGACCTTCTGCAGCTCCGCGGCACGCTTCTTGGCATCCTTGTCGTCAATAGGCAGCGGGGCGGCGGGCCCATGCGCAGTCAGCCCGGCACGCGCCGCAGCGTCCTCAGCGGCCTTCTGAGCTTCGTTCTTCTTGCGCTGCGCAGCAATCTTGTCGGCGTCGCCAAGCAGTGCGTCGACCGCATCGTGTGCGCCAGAGAACTCCAGACCGCTCTTAAACGCCTGTCCGACCGATTGACCAAGGTTCTGACCGGACGTCTGCGCCCGCTTGATCTGCACCTCGTCGATCGTGCCGAGGTGCGTCAGCGACGCCACAGCGTTGACAGCTCCAATGATGCCGTTAATGAACGTTTGCACCATATCAAGCACGCCGTTTAGCGCGGTCTTGAAGATGTCTCCCAGCGCTGTCGGCAAACCCGAGAACGCAGCAATGATTGCGCGGTACAGGCCGAGCCACAGACCAATCTGCGCGTCGATGATGTCAGCGACGAAGTGCAGGAAGCCAGCTACCGACAGGTCCAGCTGGCCGAACGCCTTCTCGCCTGCATCCACGATACTGCCGAAGTGGTCCTTGAAGAAGTCAACAACCCCTTGGAAGCCAGCTTTGATATCGTTCCACGCTGCCACCGCCAGATCGCGGAGGTTGGCAATATGCCCGCCGCCCACGTCAATCTTGTCGGAGAATACCGTCAGCAGGCTGATAACGACGAGCAGCACCTCCGCGATCGCGGTGAAAGGGTTAGCTAGCGCCGCAGCGCCCAACGCGGCCAGTGCCTCGATTGCAGCGCCCACAGCCTGCACCGCGAAGTTGACACCAATGATGATCGCAACTGCCAGGAAGATGCGGCCGAGCTCCTCAACGTGGTTAGCTATGAGCAGAAGCGCCTTGGCCAGCGCGTCCGCCACACCGCTGTTCTGCGCAAACGCGCCCACGGTTGCCAGCACGTTGTTCTTGAGCACCGTGAAGGCTTGTCCGATCGTAGGAATTGTCTTATCGAACTTGGCGCCGATCTCGTTCCCGCCTTCGGTGAACGCCGCGATGATATCCTTCGCGGTGATCTTGCCCTCCTCGCCCATCTTGCGCAGAGCGCCCCGGGTCGTGCCGAAGTGCTCAGCGATGACGTCACCAACGGCAGGGATGTCTTCCAGCACTGCCCGAAGGTCCTGACCTTGCAGACGTCCGCTCGCCATCCCCTGCGACAGCTGAATCATACCGTTGGTGGCCGTCTGCGCGTTGACGCCAGACACCGCGATTGCCTTGTTCAGGTTCTCGGTAAACGTCAAGAGGTCTTGCTGCGAGACGCCAAGCGACTTGGCTGACAACGCGACCCGCGAATACGTTTCGACCGTCCCCTCGTAAGACTGTCGAGTCTCGTTGGAGATCCTGAGAAGCTCCTCGTTGACCACATTGAGCTCCGCCGTGCTGGCCGTCACGATCCGGATGCGGTTCTGCATGGTCTGGTAAGTGTTTGTCAGCTCCAGGAGCTGACGGCCTAGTTCGGCCACCGCGATGCCCGCTAGCGCCTTCTTGAGCAGGTCGACACCATCGGCCGCCTTCTTACCCGAGTCCCCAAGGTCCTCGAGGTTGCGCTTAACGACCCGCGACCCATCCTCGCGGATGGTGATGTTAATCTGTTCGTTAGCCATTGCCGTAGTTCCCCGTCACGATGGGCGGAGCGGACTGAGCCGCTTGGATACCTGTCAGCACCGCCTTCGGCACGTAGCCCGCGGGTGCTTGCGCGGACCAGCCGTCGTTGAGCCTGCCGATGTAAGGCAGGTTGTTCGTGATGTGGATAGCCTCTTCCGGGGCACTCTTGTCGATCTCGCCCTTGGCCTGGTCTATAGCGGCCTGCGCGTTGGCTGCACCGGAGCTGCCGCTGGTGCCGGGTGCATAGGCCTCGCGCACGTCAGTGGCGGGCTGCCCGAGGCGCGCAACCCAATTCGAGCGCGCCCGTCCGGTGTCAACAGGGGTCGCCAGCACGACAGTCGTGTCAACGGCAAGCGCCACCCGGCGCTTAAGCAGGTTGCCGTTCTTCTCGACATTCGCGCCGTGCCGGCGCATCCGAAGGGCGAACTCCCTCAAGTCCACTACTTGGCCCCTTTCCCGAGCGATGCCTTGAGCTTCTCAGCTTTATACTTCAGATACACCTCGTCCATCCTGCCGAGGTGAAATTGGAGGTCTTGCCACTGCTCGTCCGAGAGCTCGTGCCGGACAGCCCACCTGTCCATTGCGAGCCAAGGTATCGGTCCTTCGGTTCCGTATCCGGTGCCCCTGCAACTGGTAAGATCGAGGAACGCGAGATAGTAGAGCTCCAGACCGAAGTGCAGCGTTGGAGCGTTTTGGATCCGCTCCGGTATAGGCATTCGTTCCCGGGCGCACTGCGTAAGGATTGCCTTCTCCGTGGGCCCCTGCTCGAGGAAGTAGAGAAGGCAATCGCTTAGTTTTTTGCGTCAGCGTCCTGGATGTCCTTGCGGAACAGACTGGCCTTCTGGGCCTGCGTCTTGATGTCCTCGAACAGGTCCGGGAGGTCTTCGAATAGCCGGATGCAATTCTCAACGTTGAACGGAGCGTTCTTCAGCTCGGGGAGCACGACCTTGTCGCCTTCCATACGGGCTTCCAGATCGACGTTCTCCCAGCCGAGAACCACAGTCTGCGCGTACACCTTCTTCAGGATACGCTCGACCACGGCCTTCTCGATGGTCTCGTTCTGGATCATCCGACGGTGCGGCTTCACCTCGGCTTCCATCAACCGCTCGTAGGCACGGTTGGCGCCGCCGGCGCGCGCGATGCGGATGGCGATCGGGACTTCCTTGCCGTTGACGACAGTCGTGCCGTACTCGAGCAGGATGCCCGTCTTCTCGACGTTCTCGTCCGTCTTGAAGTGCTTGTAAAGCGACATGCAGATGCCTCCTAGTAAGAGTGGAGCATGAGCCAGAATAGGCTCATGCTCCGGCAGCTTACAATCAGGAGGCGATGGTCGGCAAGTAGTAAAAGCTCCCGAACATCAGAGTATGCCCGAACGCGGATTCCGCCGCGTTGGTCTCCAGCGGCAGGGTGATTGGCTTGTCCTGCTCAACCGCCAGACGACCGTCTCCAAGCGCGATCAACGGCATGTCGAACAGCAGGCCACGGTTCTCCTTCACCAGCGCGATATCGATGGTGCAATCGGAGTTGTTTCGCACCGCTTGAACCGCCGTGATGTCGGCGAAGTACGCCGTCAGCTTGCCGCCAACCTCGAACGTGCCGGCACTGGTATCGAAAGCACCAAGGACGCCCACCGCCTTGTTCGGCGTGACGTTGTTCTTGATGCTGAGCGACAGTTCGGTGCAGAACGCGAACAGCGCGGTCGGGGAGGCGTTGGTCCCGTCGAACAACGCCAGCTTGATCCGGCTGAAGTCGGAGCTGGTGTTGTAGGCGGAGCCGGGCGACAGAGTCGGACGGGTGCCTGCCTTGACGCCAGTGGCGCCGGTGCGCTGCTCGTTGTCGACTGCCACGTAGGTGAGGTCAAGCGTGACCTTGTCCGCTTGCGCCACGTTGAGGGTGAGCTCGTTGGCCACAGCGCCCACGAGGTATTCGCTCATCGTGCCGCTGCCGTCCTGGCCAAGCTGGCGCTCGACTTGGTAGGTGCGACGCTTGATCAGGTTCGACGCAGACTCGTTCTTCAGGACGGACCCGAAGAAGATCTGGATGGTCTTGGCGGTCCCGGTCTCGTTGGACGGGGTCCAAGCCACCTTGTCGAACTCGATGTAGGTCGCCGCCACGCTGCTGACGCGAGCAAAGCCCGGCACGTTGGTCGTGAAGGCCGTGCTGCCACTGTCGCCACCAACGAAGACCCATTCGCCAGGAATGAGCCCCAGCGTGGTCATGTCGAAGGTGCCGGACGCGCGCGACAGACGGACAAGGTTGCCGTTCATCGCGATGTTCACCGTCGCGGACGCGAACTGGTATCCCACGACGCGGAGCTGCGCAGCAGCCGGAGGCGAAGCCTCGTCCGCAAGGCCGTCGCCCACGGTCACAACGGTGCCGGTGGAGGCGGACGCAGCCACCTTCAGGCCGTTGTTGGCCGTGACACCGAAGCCCGACGCAAACACCAGCGCGTTGGCCAGCACGCCCGAAAGCCCGGAGGCAGCGTTGTAGGTATCGGACGACGCCACCACGCTGGTGATCGGCACCGCAGCGCCGTTCATCGGAGCCGTGGTGAACTTCTCGCGGATGTCCGCGAAGAAGAAACCCTGGAGCATTCGGGTCGTGTTGTCGAACGTCAGATCCTGGTTGATGCCGCCGGAGGCGTCCAGGTCGGTCGTCACGCCCTTCTTGCGCTGGCGCGAAGGGTTGATCGGGTTGCGGGCCACCGTCTTGATCTGCCCGCCGAAGTCCTTGTACGAGTTCGGCTCAAGCGGATACCAGACCGGGGAACCCGGCAGGGTCTTCAGCGACGCCTCTTCGGCGAACGCCAGACCAGTCACATTGGAGTCGACTTTGTTGCTCATTGGTCGGTCACCTCACATCGTCATAAGAGAAAGTTGCTAGGACGTTGATTTGATCGAACGCCCCGCTGGACCCAACTTCATTCAGTCGCGCATCGCGGAACCAGACGTCTGGATTCCGTGCGTCCTCGTAGGCATTGAGCACTACTTTGGCCGCATCGAGCCCCGCCGTTGAGCCATCTCCTACGGGCGAGAAGACCTGCACCGTGACAGTTCCCTCGAACGTGTACCGACGTTTGCCGCCAGCATTGCCAAGGGAGCTTTGACGCCCCGTTGCGTGTTTCACCGTAGCACGAGCCCAGATAACATCACCAGCGGGCTTGTTACCGGGGACATCGTCGTACACTGCCGGGTTCGGATCCCAGGCAGTCTTGAAGATGCCCAGGATAATGTCCTCGGCCTCTTCGGGTGTCATCGGGATGCTCCAATCGCATACAGCACGACCGTCGGGCCGGGCTTCAACACCTGCGTGACCTTGATCTTATAGGCCGCGCCGTCGGTGTCGTCAAAGAAGTGATACGTTTCGAGCTTCTGTCCGCCAACCGGAGGTGCTACTAGGATGACCAGATCGGTCTCCTTGAACAGCTCCTTATCCGTCACGTGAATGCCGAAGTCGGACAAGCTGCTGACCGGGATCGCCACAATGAATGCATCGACCGGGTTGATCGGGGTGGGCGCACCAGCGCCCCTCCAAGGCTTGCTGGCGTCAGCCGGAGTCTTATCAAACTGGTAGAAGGTCACCTGACGACCTTCCTCCGCGATCATCTCGCGAGCC